TTGGTTCAAACAAGACAAACCAGACGACTGGAGGCAGCGTGACTAGGAATCTTTCCATAGTTTACAGTGACGGAAGTCAAGAATGCGAAAGAGTCTGTGCTCTCTTAAGACATATTAAATTTGATTTTAGAGAGTATCGTCTCAATCAACACTTCACACAAAGAGCATTTGAACAAGAGTTTGGTGAAGAAGCAACCTATCCTCAGGTTGCTATTGGTGCTAAACACATCGGTAATCTCAAAGAAGTTCTCCAATACATGGATCGACAAGGCATGTTAGTATGACTAACTCAAACCCATACAAAAGGCAAATACAAAATAGGAACTTCCTATCTCCAACGGGATTTAAATTTTCCCTGCAGAGATGCCCACAGGCAAGTTTCTTTGCCAACTCATGCAACTTTCCAGCAGTGACTCTTGGAGTTGCTGTTCAGCAAACTTATCTCAAACAGATCGATAGACCTGGAGATCAACTTCAGTTTGAAGACTTCTCATTGAGATTCTTGATTGATGAAGATCTGGAAAACTACATGCAGATCCAAAACTGGATGCGTGGACTTGGATTTCCTGAGTCCTTACAACAAATCTATGATGAAAGAAAGAAGGGTGCTTCTCTTTATAAGAACGCATCTGAAATGGGTGAGGAAGAATTGTTCTCAGACGGAACTCTACAAGTTCTGAGCAACAACCTCACTCCACAGTTTTACTTGAAGTTCTATGGATTGTTCCCAGTAACTCTGTCTACACTTCAGTTTGATGCCACACCATCAGATGTAGACTACTTTACAGCAGACGTTACTTTCAAGTATACTTACTATGAAGTGACAGATTTGAGCGGCAGAATTTTATGAATCTTGAGAATATACAAAGTATGTGGGAGAAAGACTCACAGATTGATCAAGATAATCTTCACACAGAATCACTAAAGATACCAGCACTACATGCAAAGTATCACGACATTTTCAATAACCTTCTTCTCCTGAGAAAGAAGGCAGAACAACAGCGCAGAAATATCCGTCACGAACGTTATCAATATTACTCTGGTAAAGCAGATCCAGATGTTTATATTGAAAATCCCTTTCCCAAGAAAGTTAGGGATAAGAGTGACATGGAAAGATATCTTTGTGCTGATGAAAAACTGAGTCAGGTCAGTTTGAAAATTGACTACTACGAAACTCAGCTAAATTATATTGAGAGCATTCTTAAACAAATAAGCAATCGCACTTATCAAATCAAGAATGCTATTGAATGGCAAAAATTCATTAGTGGATATGGTTAATCTGGAAATCCAAAAGAAGAATGAAGTCTACCTGAAGATATCAGCAGAGCCACATGTCTATCAGGAACTGTCAGACCACTTTACGTTTGAAGTTCCTGGTGCAAAATTTATGCCTCAATACAGAAGCAAGTATTGGGATGGAAAGATAAGACTATTCTCTACACATACAGGAGAGATCTATGTCGGTCTCCTGGATAAAGTCATTTCTTTCTGCAAGCAATATGATTATGAATATACGTTCGTAGACAATAAATTTTTTGGCACACCATTTGAAGTCAATGAAATGATTTCATTTGATGGTGTAAAGGATTATATGACTAAGATTGCTCGTCATAAACCACGCGAATACCAAGTAGAGGGAGTATACGATGCTCTAAGACACAATAGAAGGTTATTGATAAGTCCCACTGCATCTGGCAAATCTTTGATGGTGTATGCTCTTTCAAGATATCATACTGACTACAACAGAAAAATCCTGGTAGTTGTTCCAACGACATCGTTAGTAGAGCAGATGTATAAGGACTTTGAGGAATATGGATGGGATCCTGAGACATACTGCCACAAAATATATTCTGGAAAAGAAAAGGAGAGTAATAAAGCAATCACAATTACAACTTGGCAATCTATCTACAAACTAGAACGTAAATGGTTTGAGAAGTTTGATGTTGTGATTGGAGACGAAGCACACTTGTTCAAGTCTAAGTCTCTGATTAATATCATGACCAAGTTACATACCGCAAAATATCGGTATGGATTTACTGGAACACTAGATGGCACACAGACTCACAAGTGGGTTCTGGAAGGATTGTTTGGACCTTCATATAAGATCATCAGAACTGAAGAACTGATGAAGAAAGGACATGTTTCTAAACTTGATATTAATTGTATCATCCTCAAACACAATCCACATAAATTTGAAACATATGAGGATGAAGTTCAATACATTATATCACATGAGAGAAGAAACAACTTCATCAAAAATCTAGCAGTAGACTTGAATGGAAACACTCTTGTTCTATTTAATAGAGTGGAAACTCACGGCAAGCCATTATTTGAATTAATAAATAGTTCGGTAAAAGAAAACCGAAAGGTCTTTTATGTTCATGGTGGGGTTGATTCCCTGGAGAGAGAAAGAATCAGAGAAATTGTAGACACTGAAAACAATGCGATTATCGTAGCATCGTATGGAACCTTCTCCACAGGAATTAACATTAAAAACCTTCATAACGTTATTTTTGCTTCTCCTTCTAAATCAAGAGTACGGAATCTACAATCTATCGGAAGAGTCCTGAGGAAGGGGACAAACAAAAGTAAAGCGATCTTGTATGACATTGCTGATGATTGCACAAAAGGATCTAGAAAAAATTATACGTTGAATCATCTAATAGAAAGAATCAGAATCTATAACGAAGAAAACTTTAACTACGACATCATTACAGTCAACCTAACAAAATAAATATGGAAGACGATTTCTATGCAACAATAAAATTATTATCTGGTGAAGAGATCTTCGCAAAAGTCTCTGCCTCTGATGAAGATGACAGGACTCTTCTACTGATCTCTGATCCAGTTATTGTAGAGGAAGTAAAACTACCTCACAATGGCATGGCAATCGGATACAAGGTTGAACCCTGGTTAAAGACTACAGAAGATACTCTTTGTATTATTGATATGAAGAATGTTCTTACGATGACAGAGAATAATAATGAAGATATGATTACTATGCATTGTCGTTTTGTTATGGAACAGGAGTTAGACAAACTCCCTTCACATAGACATGATATTGGTAGAGAAATGGGTTACATCTCAACTGTAGATGATGCTAAAGAGATGCTTGAAAAAATATTTGACTTAGAACAAGAAGAATCTTAAAGCTATAGTTGTTCTCTTGAACCTCCACAAAGGTAATTGTACACATATTTCAGAGTCTTGTCAACCCCCTTGACAGACGCACATGAATTTGTTATAGTTTGAATACAATATATAACTATACGTCATAAAATGAATGCGACTATGCCAAGAGGGAGAAAGAGGTCAGAGCACTATGTAAATAACAAAGAGTTTCTTGAAGCTCTGGTCATTTACAAGAAGAGTGTTAAAGAAGCAGCGGAACTAGGTCAACCAAAACCAAGGATTCCGAATTACATTGGAGAGTGCTTTCTGAAGATTGCTACGCACCTTTCATTCAAACCAAACTTTGTCAACTACATGTTCAAAGATGACATGGTTTGTGATGGAATTGAGAACTGTGTTCAATACATCAACAACTTTGATCCAGCAAAATCTTCAAACCCTTTCGCATACTTTACTCAGATCATTCACTACGCTTTTCTCCGTCGCATTCAAAAAGAGAAGAAGCAGTTAGAAATCAAAAATAAAATTCTTACTAAGTCTGGTTACGATGAAGTGTTCGTAGATGACAACACTATTGGCGGAAGCAACTATTCCAGTTATAATTCAATCAAAGATAATGTCTATCACAAGCTGAAGAATCAATGAAGGTAGCAGTAATTACAGACCAACACTTCGGTGCTCGTAAAAATTCAAAACTGTTTCATGACTTCTTCTTAAAGTTCTACAATGAAGTTTTCTTCCCAACCTTGGAAGCACAGAATATCACTTGTGTTATCGACATGGGCGATACTTTCGATAGTCGTAAGGGCATCGATTTTTCTGCTTTATCATGGGCTAAGAAAAATTATTATGATCGTCTCCGACAAATGGGAGTCACAGTGTATACGGTTGTTGGCAACCATACCGCATACTATAAGAATACGAACAATATTAATGCCATTGAACTGTTGCTCAGAGAGTACGACAACATTGTTCCTGTATCTACTTTTAAGGAAGTTGAGATTGATGGACTAGACGTATCTTTGGTTGCCTGGATCACTGAAGACACTCAGGAAGAGGTCTTGAAAAAGATCTCAAAGTCTAAGTCTAAAGTTGCTTTCGGACACCTTGAACTTCAGGGATTCAAAGCAAACCATGGCATCTGGATGGAGCATGGTATGGACAGGAATGTTTTCTCTCGTTATGATAAAGTGTTCTCTGGTCACTATCATCACCGCAGTCACCAGGATAATGTTAACTATCTTGGCAATCCATATGAAATGTATTGGAATGATGCTGGAGATGTCAGAGGTTTTCATATCTTTGATACTGAAACTCTAGACCATACTCCAATCAACAATCCATTCACTATCTTTCATACCGTCTACTACGAGGATACTCCGTATCAATTGTTTGATGCAACTGAGTGTTCTGAAAAGATTGTCAAGGTTGTTGTCCGTAAGAAATCTGATGAGGTTGGATTTGAAAAGTTCATTGACAAACTCTTCTCTGCCAACCCAGCAGAAGTCAAGATTGTAGAGAACTTCAATGTCATTGAGAACGATGACTTTGAGGCATTTGAATCGGAAGATACACTTGCTATTTTGTCTAGATATATTGATGAGTCTGATACTCAGGTTGACAAATCTGCGGTAAAAAATCTTATCAGTTCGATCTATCAAGAGGCGTGTGAAGTAGAATGATGTATATGGTCAGCGTTGCCCAAAATGAAGATTCTGGAGCTTTCGCTGTCCACAATAAGTGGGGAGAGAAAGTAATAATGTTCTTTGAGAATGAAGACGATGCTGAGAGATATGCTATGATGTTGAAGGATACTGAAAAATATAGTGTTGTCGATGTGGTTGAAGTTGATGAGGATCTAGCAAAGAAAACTTGTCATCATCAAAATTTCAAATACGTTATTATTACTCCCAACGATATTGTCGTGCCCCCTGAATTATGATCGTTTTCAAAAACGTTAAATGGAAAAACTTTCTTAGCACTGGAAACCACTGGACTGAAATCAAACTTAATGAATCTCATGGCACGATCATCATCGGATCAAATGGTGCTGGAAAGTCAACAGTTCTTGATGCCCTTACGTTTTCTTTATTCGGAAAACCCTATCGCAAGATCAACAAACCACAACTAGTTAACTCAGTGAATGAGAAAGACTGTGTGGTTGAGATTGAGTTTGATATTAAGGGAAGAGAATATAGAATCGTT